TTATGCGGAGGCGGCCGCGCGGATCATGTCGATCTGCTCGATGGGGATCAGGCCGCACCCGTTTAGTTTGAGCTTGCCGGCGTGCACCAGCTTGCTTACGGTCTGGCGGGTGAGTCCGAGCATTTCGCCGGCTTGCGTCATCGTAACGTGCGTCGGGCGCGGGTGCGTCTCGGCGAAGAGCCGCACCGCGCGCATAGCAATGTCCAGTTCGTTAGTTTGCATGTGGTGCTCCCAGTGAGTGCTGCCGCGTCGTCTCAATGACGCGTTGTGCTTCGTCTTTCATCCAATTATTCCCGCCGAGCGCCGCAGGTATAAATGCCGCCGCGCTCGTCTCCAGAATCCTCGTCACTGCTGCTTGGTGGGTCATAGCGGCCGTTGCTTCAACGCCGCTTTTGCCGTTTCCCAAGCCAATCGCACGCGCTCTTCAAGGGTGTTGATGGGCTTCTCGCCGCGCACCCATCCTTGAGCTGCAAAGGCGGCTGGCAAAGCCGCTAGGAACGCTCGATCACGGAATGCTCGCTTCTCTCGCTTCTCTCGCTCCAGCCGTGCGACGAGCGCTTCGCTCTGTTGCTTCCTGCGGCCGGCCTGATAGCCACGCTTGTAGCCTCGGGCTTCGGCTTTCTTGATGGCGTTTTGCGATTCGTTATCCATCATCCCTCCCCGTCATCGCGGGCGGTCGCGATACCTGGTGCGCAATGACCGGCTCGCCCATGAACGTTGGCGGCGGCGGATTCACCTTGTCCCACTCGGCTTTGTATTCTTCGAGCAGCGCACAGGCGTTGTCGAAATTGCCGTCGGCGTCCAAGGTCATGCATTCCAGCATGAAGGCCAGCTTGCCCGCGTAGTGCGAGTCGATAGCGACGGCGCGCTGGCACATCATTCCGCAATTGCACTCGTGACCGCATTTCGGGTACATCGCATCGAATCGGCTCATTTCGAACTCCGCTGATTTTGCTTCTTAGCCGCCCGACGCATGGCGCGATTGCCTTTTTCCATGTCGCTCACGCGGATCAACGGCGTCGTCTTGGGCAGTTCCAGTTTGAGTTTGGCGGGCAATGCGCCTCGCGCCACTGCTGTCGTGTTCTTGCTCACTTGCTCTCTCCAAGGGCTGCGGCTGCGCGGGTAGGGCTGCGTTTCATGAAGCAGATCCAATGCGTGTCAGCACGCTTGCCCGACTTGTGCCCGAACAGCGGTTCGTGGGGCGTGAGTGCCAGGATTTCGCTCACCTTGATCTGGATTTCGTTCCATTTGAAGATCAATGGAGTGGAACGGTGTAGGCTGCGTGCCAACTCGCTTCAAGATCATTCCGTCAAGGGCGTCGTATTTGCTCATGTCTTCCTCGTTCAAACCGTGATCCAGGCGGCCGCTGCGTCGCGGTGCGGGCGAAACTTCGATTGCCATGCTGCGTGCCGGCGGAGCATCTCTGCACGTGCGGCTTCCTCTGCGTCTTCAGCTTCGGCTGCCGTCGCCTTTTCTTGCAGGTGACGGTAATCGTCAATGCATGCGTCCACGCCAGCGCCGAGCACATAGGACGGGACAAGCTGGCGGCGCATCAACTTGAAGCAGCCGATGTGCACCGAATTTTCCTCACGCAGCGCCGTCAGAATTGCGCGCAGCGATGTGTCCAGTGCGACGGTTTTCTTGCGCAATTCGTGGAAGGCCAAGCCCGCGCTTCCAGCTTCTTTCAGCGCCTCAACTACGCGCTCGTGAGTGCGCCGACGCTTGGCGGCGTTGCTGGCGATCAGGCCCGACACGTCGGAGTCTTTGCCTTTGCTTCCCATGGTCAAGCTGCCTTTGCATGCCGCGATACAACGTCAGCAGCATGTGCCGCGGCTTGGATGTGCTGCACGAGTGCGGCGCAGATGCGGGGGAAGTCGTCTTCGTGGTACAGCTTTGCCGCCTTGTCCGTAGCGGCATGTTGGAAGCCCAGTGCCGCCAGCCCATCTGCAGTCAAAGAGAGCGGCGCAAGACGCTCGTTGATCTGGCCGAGCCGCAGCGTTGGAGTACCCACCGGTTCCGAGCGCAAGGACGCCACCGCAACCCAAGGGGCCGGCGTTGCTTGCGCGACTACTGGGGCCGGCGCTTCTACCGGCTTCGCCGCTTCCTTCTCGGCCTCGGCCTTCTTGTGCTCGGCGATGCGCGCAGTTACCGCCAGTTGGAAGTCGTCGGCCGGCTTCTGAATCAGCGTCTGCAGGTCGCGGAACAGAAACGCGTGCTCGGCATGTTGCTTGTACCAATCAAGCTTTGCGCGCAGATCCTTAGCGGCAGCGTCGGCGGCTATCTTGCCGTTGGCCAGTGCCGTGTCCAGCTTGTCGCGGAGGCTGGCGATCGTTTTCAGGCCCTTGATAGCTGCGAGGAAGTCGGGCGCGGGAACGGAAATGCATACGCCTTCCAGTTCAGCGTTCAGGGCCGCAACGTGGTCGATGTACTTCTGGCGGCGTTCGGCGACGGCGTCTTCCTTGATTTGCGCCTTCCGCATGTCGATCTGCTTGGAGAGCGCCAGGCGTTTCGCGCGCAGCTGATCCTTCACGTAGTTGCCGGTGCGCATCAGTTCGTCGATGCTGGACATCTGCGCGATCGCGGCGTCCATTGCGACGGCAATTTCCTTTTCCTTGGCGTCGCAGAACTTGACCATGGCGTCGCCGTTCAGGAAATCCTCGTCGGTTTCCAAGTCCATCTTGATGCCAGCAATGAACCGTTCGGCGGCTTCCTTGAAGGCCGGCAGGTTGCTGGTGATGACCTCGCCGCGGATTTGGACAGCCAGCGCGGGCAGCGCCATGATCGGAGCCGCTTCCGACTTTTCGACTACTTCGGCCGGCGTGTAGGCGTCCAGATCCTTCTGGAATTGAGCCCACCCAGCGCGGATGCGCTCGAACCACGCTTCGTCTGGCAGCACGTCGGTGAACACCATGCGGTCGCGGGTACCGTCCGACACAACAAAGCGCACGCGCTGCGCGCCTGTCACAAGCAGGATTTGCTGGCACTGCGGCATGTGGGTATCCGGCACGATGCCGGCCTCGACCATTGCCGCCAGTTCGACGTTCCACTGCTTGTGCTCGAATGCTGTGTCGTAAGCCATCGTCAGGCCGTCGCACGAAGCTGACAGGATGCCTTCGGAGCACGTGACCGGATACAGGTCTTCGCCGATGTCTTCCTCGACCAGCGGGCGCGCCATTGCTTCGACGGCGTGTCCATGGTCAAGGACGTTTTCCTGCACCCAGTCGCTGAACACCTTGGCGACGCCCGTGTGCTTCATATGAAGCAGTTCAGTTCGCTTCACCTTGTCGGACAGCCCGAGCATCGCCGCTGCCTCACTGGCGCCGAAGTGGGTCAGCCGAAACTGTTCCCATTCGGGCGTGCCTTGGACGAGATTGTGGATCTGCATGTTATTGGCCCTCCGGCTTGGCGACCCACGACGCGATTTCCATCTTCTGTTCGTCGCTCAGGGTTTCGCGGGTTTCGATCATGGCAATCAGGTCATTGGGCGTTTTTGCGCCGCTCTCGATTTGCTTATGCCAGCCGGACTTCTTCTTGTCGAAGGATTCCGGGGAGCACGCGGGCCGCTGCTTGCCATCGGCGCCCGCGTTGTCGCCGCCCGATGCGCCGGACTGCTCTGCCTTGTTGTCCATCACGCTTTTCCAGGTGGCCTCGCCGTCCTTGATGGCGCCGTAGATGCCGCGCAGGTCAACCAGCTCGGTGGGCGAGCACGTGTCCAGCGGGTGGCCAAGGTAGGCGGTCAGTTCGGCTGCCTTGACGCCGATCTCGGCGAAGGCGTCAGCGATGCGCTTTCGCTCGGCACCGGGATCGCGGGCGGCTTCGTCCATGCGAACCGCTTTGATGATTTCCTCGGCTTCGTCCTGCAGATCGCCGGGCACGATGCGCAGGCCCAGCGTACGGATAGCCTTGCTGATCTGCGCGGCCCGCTTGTTCAGCAGGTCGTCGTCATTCGCCGGCACGGTGTAGGTCAACTTGCCATAGCTGTTCTTCCGAACGGAGATGTACGAGCCATCGTCCATCGGCTTGGCTCGCTCGACCGTCTTGGAGACGCGCACGTCTAGCGGATACGTGACGTTCGATTCCAGATCGGTCACGCTGACGCGGTGGATTTCCTTGCTCTCGTCCTCAAAGATCATGGACGTTTCAACGAGCACGTTTTTCATACAGCGCAGGGCAACTTCGACGAACCGGATGCCCAGCCCTTCGACGCCATTACCGATCGGCTTGCGGTAGTAGGCGCTTTTGTTATGCGCGAAAGATGGCCGGCGGCACTCCGCAAGCAGGTCTTGGCGTACCTGGTCCCAGTTGCGCGGCCGCTGCATCGCCATCACGTAGCGCGCCTCGACCATCGCCTTGGCCTGCGCGGCGACGGCGGTCGACGTCGTTTCGACGACTGCGGTGGTAGTGGTTTGCGCGCCAAACTCGCTGCGCGTGGCAATTGCAGTGCTCACAGTGTTCTCCGTTGGTTTCGTGTGCGCGGCTTAGGCGGCCGGCGCAGCTTCAATGCGCGTGAATGGGTACTTCTGATCGAACGGCTTGATGTACGCGCCGAAGTGGCGGCCGATCGACTCCGCCTTGCTGAAGGCTTCGAAGTCCTCGGCGGTAAAGTTGCTGTAGTGGTAGAGGCCGGTGACCTCGCCCTTGTAGTTCTTGAAGCGGATGGCCAGCGTGTTGGTCGCTGCGTCGTGGCCAATGGCGTGGATCTGCTTCGATTCCACGGTCTGCATGTCGATGGTCTTGGTCATGGTGGTTTGCTCCTCGTTGTTATCGAATCAGGGCACCAGCAGCGCAGCCGACGACGAAAGTCATCACGACGCCAGCGCCGATGCCAGTTGCGATTGCTGCGGCCCAGTCCTTCCAAGTGGGCTGCTTGGCGAGTTCCGCACCCGGCCCAAAGGCTTCGGCCAGCGTGCGGTACTCGTGGTAGTCGACGATCTCGGGGCAGCGGACGCGCATCACAGACCCCATTGCGGCGGGATGAAGTACGCGGCAGTCGCTGCGACGATCAGCAGCAGGACAGCGGCGTTCAGGCGTCGGTTGTTGCGGGCCCTGCGCGCGAACTGGTTCTCGCGCTCTGCCGCGCGCATGGCGGCTTCGTTGTCGGTCAGGTGCATGATTCAAAGGCTCCAGGTCTTTCCGCCAAGGGCGAACCACAGGGCGCGAATCCAACCCTCACCGTCAACTGCGGGCTGGGTTCCGGTGATCCAAACCAGGGCCAGCGCAGCAACGGCAATTGCGATCCACTGGAGGCGGGATGAGTTCATGGTCAGGCTCCTTGGTTGTTTCTCTGAGCAGTGGACTGAATCAATCCACTCACCAGAGAAATCGGGCCAAGCCGAATTAGCCGGCCCGATTTATTGAAGTCCCGTCACCCAGGGTGGGGCGCGTTTTGGCGCGTACCTCAATCTGTCATTCGTTTTCGGCCTCGTCACCGCTCGCGTACAGAGACGAGGCGGTAGCTAGCCGTAGTCTTCCGGCCCGCATTTGGGCGGCGCTTCGCAGATCGATTCGCTCGGTCTGCTGTGGTTTAGCCATTGATGCCTCAGCACGCGAACCGGGCTCAGCAATGGCAGGAGGATCAAAAGAAGCACCGTCAGGCTCCTTGGGGGTCAGGCGGCGTCGAACGTCAGTGCCTGCAGCTTGGACAACTGATCGTTGATCGCGCCAATGCGAGCATTGAACTCTTTGCGCAGCTTTTCCTTCTTCTGCTCCAGTGCCTTGACCTGCGGACTAACCGTGTCAATCTTGTCCGGCACGTCCACGCTGATCGTGTGCTCTTGGACGCGAATGCAGACCTCGCCTTCGCCGGTGTGCTTGTCTAAGGCGAGATGCGAAAATTGGAACGAGTAGGCCGATTCCCATGAATACTTTTGCAGGAAAATCCAGCCCTTGATCTCGATGGTTTTCATGTCATCCCTCAGTGTCAGTGGTGGGTTAGGCGGCGCGCACCCAGAGGCCGCCGCGCCAGCAAAACAGCTCGGGCGCCCATTGCATGCTTTCTGCGCTCGCGTTGATTTCGCTCAACGTCGCGTGCCGGTATCCGCGTCGAGCGGCTTCTTGTGCAATCCCCGGAAAGCACTGATGAGCTTCGTAGGCTGCATGGCAAGCAGCGCGACGCTCGGCGTCGTATTGGTCGTACAGATTGATAGCCATCGTCATCCCCTATCAGTACCGGCGGCGCTGGGCGCGCTCTTCTTCCAGTTCGTCCATGAACGTCTCGATCTCATCGCTCCCGCGCGTCGCCCACACAGCGACACCGGCGAAGATGGCGAGGATCGCGACGAAGCCAAACAGCACGACGACAATGCGGGTCTCTTCGTAGGTCATGATTCAGGCGGCGTAGGGGATGGACATGCCGAGCGAGCGCTCCAGCCGGCCGCGCGATTCCTCTTCGGCGATCAGCGCGTCGGCGGCTTTCTCTTCTTCGGCCACGGCGTTGCGGATGTCGCGCAGGAACTGCTGCACCAGCTCACGGCCCAGCGAAGCCATGGCCGAATCGCCCAGATCACCGCGCAGCAGAGCGTTCGCGATGGGCGCCATGTAGGCGTGCGTGTCGTCAATGCCTTGGTCTGCGCAATACATGTCATCAGCCACAAGGGCTTGGCACACAAGGCGTTCCGTCGGGGTGATTGCGTTGACCATCGCTGCTCTCCATCTGTTGGCACCGTGTGGTGCGTCGATGGGTGAATATTAGGATGCTTATTTTCCTGTGTCAATAGGAAACTAATTTTTGTGGCGTGCGTGGCCGGCGCCCAGCGTTTAGGGGACGCAAAAAAGCCCGCCGAAGCGGGCTGGGGTGGAATTTGGTAGACCTTTGCGGAACGTTGTAAACCTTGGTAGACGCTCCTATACTTGGGCCCGATCGGCCTCATAGCGCATGCCACCAGCCCAGATGTAGACGGCGGAAAAAGCCACTAGACCAAGCGCCCATAGGACATCGATCTTTGTGGCGACAGGGCTTGGCGCAAACACGAATCGAGAGAGAACGATGGCAGAAACCACCGCACAGACAAACAGGTCCAGCATATTCAACAGGAAGCTTTTCACGCTGGCGGATATGGTGTGGCTTGCTGTTACTGGTGCGCTCTCGGCGACCCTACTTGACCACCGCTTCCACCCTCTAGCGGCGATTGCGATCACGGCAGTTAGTATTGGGGTTAGCCAGTTGCTGGTAAGGGTAGCGGCGACCTTGCTCGTGACTTCGATCAGGAAGTTTTCCATGCGTAACCAGGGCGTTAGCGGAAATCATCCATGACGGTGGCCTCAAGACTCGCTCCGCCGATGGCAAATTGAGGGACTAGCTTCCGGCCGCGAGCGACCTTGGCTGGCGTTCCGAAATTCTCGCTCACGGTTGCAGTAGTTGTGGCGCAGCTCGGTTTCGGGCCAAGCTTGGCCTCTTGAGTTGTGGTTATCACGAAATCGACAGTTGGCCCCGGGGTCGTGAAGGAAGACCCTGCCGGGACCAAGACATTCTTTCGATCCAACTCTTCAATAAAGCCAGGATGGCGGCAGATCTTTAGCCGCCCCGTTTCAGCAAAGGCTCCTGATGTGGCGCCAACCATAGACATCGCGAGCACTGCGATTTGAAATTTGCGCATACCCCTCCGTTGACGGCTAGTCATTAACTTCCGTGTCTTCAAAAATTCCCCATCCCTGAACGGTATTTCACGCGGCCGATGATGTTGATGTGCTCGATTTGCTCGACCGGCAGAACAAATGGATCGTACTTTTCCTTGTTGTCGCTCACAACGCGTAGAGATCCGTCGGGCATACGGAATAGGCTCTTGACCAGCATCTCGCCTGCATAGACCAGCGCGAACACACCTCCGCTCGCTGGGATTCGTTGGTCGGCCTTGTCGACGACAACGGTGTCATCGTCGAAGAGGCGGGGCTCCATGCTGTCACCGCGGACCTTCACGGCGACCAAGTTCTTCGGGCTGGCTTTGAGGCGCTTTATATAGTCCGCTTGGAATGGGAGCGGCTCTTTTTCTTCGATGTGCCACGTTTCGCGGCCATTGCCCGCAGACAGTGCCACGTCGACGTGCGCAATCATGACAGTCGACTCTGGGGGCAACTCTTCCAGGCTGTTGTACGTAGTAATCGGGCGCCCATGTATCACCGTCTCCGGCGGAACATAAGTACCCCTGGACCGTTCTCCGGTCCCTGTTTCAAGCCAGTCCGCAGAAACGTTCAGCGCTCGCGCCAGCGCGGCGATGTGCTTACTTCCTTGGTTTTTGCCGGACTCAATCTGTCCGATGAGGCCCTGCGAAACCCCGACAGCGCGTGCGAGCGCCTCCTGCGTCATAGGAACCGCTTCCCGCGCCTCTTTCACTCTTTGACCTAGCGTGCTCATGCCGCGCAGGTTATTAGAAAACTCAATAAGTGTGCTATTGACTTCCATCATTAGGGTGCTAATATTGAGCCATGAACTGGAAACAGATCCTTCTCGATGTCCTTGCCAGCGGCATGACTCAACGCGAAATCGCAGAGGCGATAGGCGTGACGCAGTCCGCTATCAGCCAAGTGATCAACGACGCCGATGGGCGCCGCGGTTTCCGCTTTGAGCCTGGACAGCGGCTTGTTGAGTTGCACGCCGGCCGCGGTCAGCAGCGCGAAGGGGCGACAGCGTGAGCGACCAACTTCTTCGCTATTGCCTTTTCTGCGGAAAGAGCCAAGAAGAAGTGAAAGCGCTCGTTGCTGCGCCGTACGCAAACATCTGCAACGAGTGCGTTCTGGTTGCTGTTGGCGTGCTTCTGAAAGATCAGGGATCTGCTGGGCCGAAGGCTGACGCATCACAGGAGAGCACATGAGAGAGAACGGCCGACCAAATAGCTTCCTTGGCATCGGCAGGAGAAAGCTGATCTCCAGAAAGCGTTTTTGTGCGGTCCACAGGATGGACGGAAGCCGACTGTATGCACCGCGTGGTGACACGATCATCCGCGAGCGCAAAGGTGCCGGGCTTATTCCAAAACACCTAGCCGAATCGCTTCTGAGAATCGATGCATGTGGGCAATTTGTTCGTCGCTGATTGGGAAGCCCAGTGACGCTTCCGAAATGGTTTCGATGTTCTCGCGGTAGGCGAGGTCGAAGGCAAGTCTGATGTGCTCGGGCTGCATCCGAGCCAGGGTAAGGAAGGCCACCTGAAGAGCTTCGAGCTTTGCGGCCAGTTTGATGTCGGTTTCCATGCATCCCCCAGGTTGATAGGTTGAAAGTAAAGGAAGGCTCAATGCCCATCAAAGACACACACGCCGATGCCCACCAGCTTATTGCCCAGGGCTTCGAGGCGATCGGGGAAGCCCTGGTTTCTCTGCGATATGCCGACCGGACGACAGCGGCCGGACAGCGTCTGCTTGTCCTTTCCGGGAAGCTGCAAGGGCTGACAGGTGATGGGGCGGCACCCGCAGCCCCCACACGCGAGAGCCGCAACGTTTGCGCATCCCAAGCGTCGCCCGTGCCAGCGGTCGTTATTCGTTCAGCTTTTCCCATATCGCAGTCCCAGATGGTTTCCCATCTGCTTGATGGGACTTCGGTGTGGCAGACCCAAGTATTTCTTTCGCCCGGGCAAGAGCTTTTTCTTGAATTGCAGAAAGCGTGTGATCCCCGGCGTCTATCAGAACCGACAGAACAATCGATTCTTCTTGTCCGTTTGTCCGCGCCGCGTAGCGAAGCTCCGCTCGCCACCAGTGACGACCGAGATGGGGCTCTCCGAGCGGACTGATCTGAATGACTGATAGGCCTGTTTCGATTTGAGTTTCCATGCATCCCCCTTTTGTGGGCAGTTGAGAAGGTGAGAGATCTCGATTGTTTCATGACTGAGGGGGTGCGCCCGATTTGAGGTTGGTGTGGCTGTCCGCGCCATTTTTGTTGCAATGCATTGATAACCGGTGAGAACCTGAGACAACAAATGCGATCGCCAAATATCAAGACGACCGAAAACCAACTGGTGCTGGACTTCGAGCCGGGCCTGACGGAGCGCTACGCGAGCGCGCGCGATGTGGTGGCCACTGGTGTCTACCAGCGCGGCTTGAAGCGCATTGCGATCGAATTGGATATGGCGCCCAGCAACCTGAGCGTGCAGCTCTCCGATGACCCGAGCCGGCATTTCTCGCTCGATTCGGCAGAGCGCTATATGGAACGGACGGGCGACTACACCCCCATCTACTACCTCGTCGAGAAGTTCCTCGGCGACAAGCGCAATACCAAGCAAGCCGCGCTCGAACAGATTCAGGCGCTCGGCCCCGAACTTCTCAAGCTGCTCACCAAAGCGGGGATCGCATGAGAACCGACGTCACCGATACCAGTATCGACGCCTACCACTCGCGCAGCCGCCGCACCATCGGCCAAGCGCAGTGCGACCGCATCGTCGAATACGTCGAGCGCGCCGGCACGGCGACCATCGCCGAGATCGCTCAGGCGCTGCACATTGAGAAGTCGAGCGTGTCTGCGCGTCGGAACGAGCTGATCGCCGCCGGGCGCCTGGTGCTTGGCGGCCGCCGTCAGTGCGCCGTTACTGGTCGCAGTGTGCAGTCCGTGAAGCTGCCGCAGAAGCAGGGGAGCCTGTTTCAATGAGCGCCGCCTACGCTGATTTCGTTGCGCGCAAGCTCTCAACGGTGCCGCCGACTGGCATGTCGGGCTTCTCGCTGCCTGGCTCGTTATTCCCGCATCAATCTGCGTTGACTGCTTGGGCACTGCGCCGCGGGCGTGGCGCGATCTTCGCAGATACCGGGCTCGGCAAGGCGCGCATGAGCCTAGCCTGGGCAGATGCGGTGCACCGTTACACGAAACGTCCCGTGCTTATGTTGGAGCCGCCGGCTGTCGGCTGGCAGATGGCCAACGAAGGCGCGGCGATCGGCATTGAGGCACATATTTGCCGCGATGGCGCTGACGTGCGCGAAGGTATCAACGTCACGAATTACGAACGGCTGCACCGGTTCAACCCGGCTGACTTCGCTGGTGTTGTGCTTGGTGAGTCGTCATGCATCAAGCACCACGACGCAAAGACTTTCCGCGCGCTGACGGAAGCCTTTGCGCAGACCGAATTCAAGTTGCCGGAAAGTGCGACGCCGGCGCCGAACGACTGGACAGAGCTGGGCACGCACGCGGAGTTCCTTGGCATCTGCACCCGGCAGGAAATGCTTGCCGAGTACTTCACCCATGACGGCGGTGATACGTCGGTCTGGCGTCTGAAAGGCCACGCTCGCCAGCAGTTCTGGCGTTGGGTTTCGACGTGGGGCGCGATGGTTCGCCGCCCGTCTGACCTTGGTTTCGATGACTCTGCCTACATCCTGCCGCCGCTGCATCTGCATGAGCACCATGTCGAAGTCGAGATGCCGACGAACGGAATGCTCTTTGCCATGGAGGCGCAGACGCTTTCCGAGCGTCGCGAAGCTCGCCGCGCGAGCATGGAAGACCGGGTGCGCGAATGCGCGAAGCGCGTCAATGCAGAGCAGGGCGAGCCGTGGATTGTGTGGTGCGACCTGAACGACGAAAGCGATGCGCTGACTCGATCGATTGAAGGCGCCATCGAAGTGCGCGGCTCGATGGATCTGGAAGAGAAGGAAGACCGTCTGCGAGCGTTTTCCGAAGGCAAGGCGCGCGTGATCGTCACGAAGCCGTCGATTGCCGGGCATGGCTTGAACTGGCAGCACTCGGCCCGCATGGCGTTTGTGGGCGTCACAGATTCCTACGAAGCCTACTACCAGGCTGTTCGCCGCATCTGGCGCTTCGGGCAGAAGCGAGATTGCCACGTGCACATCTTTGCGTCCAAAGCCGAAGGCGCGGTTGTCGCAAACCTCAAGCGAAAAGAGCGCGAGGCCAGTCAGATGGCCGAGGCGCTCAGCGCAGAAACGCGCGATGCCGTGATGACGGAAGTCACCGGCCTGCGTCGCCAAACCAACTCGCATAACGCCGGCAATGCCGTCATTGTGCCCAACTTCATGAGGACAGCATGAGCTGCATCAACCAAGTGACGACCGATCGCTACACGGCGATCCATGGCGACTGCGTTGAGGCATTGTCCGATCTGCCGGACGCCTGCGTTGGCTACAGCATCTTTTCGCCGCCGTTCGCCTCGCTGTACACCTACAGCAATAGCCCGCGAGACATGGGCAACTGCCGCACGGATGCGGAGTTCTTCGAGCACTTCGACTTCCTGATCGCGCAGTTGCGTCGGGTAATGAAGCCTGGCCGTGATGTTTCATTCCACTGCATGGACCTGCCGGCCAGCAAGGAGCGCGACGGCTACATCGGGCTGAAGGACTTCAGCGGTGACCTCCTGCGGGCTTTCCAGCGGCACGGCTTCATCTTCCACTCGAAAGTTACGATCTGGAAAGACCCGGTAACGGCCATGCAACGCACCAAGGCACTCGGGCTGCTGCACAAGTCCGTTCGCGAGAATGCTGCAATGTGCCGGCAGGGCATCCCCGACTATCTCATCACGGTACGAGCGCCTGGTGAATGCGAACGTGTGACCCATGACGCGAAGGACTACCCGGTGGACCTTTGGCAGAAGGTAGCGAGCCCGGTCTGGATGGACATTAACCCGTTCGACACATTGCAATACCGCAGCGCCCGCGAGCACGACGACGAGCGCCACATCTGCCCTCTGCAGCTTGAGGTTATCCGCCGCGGCGTGATGCTCTGGACCAATCCTGACGACATTGTGCTGTCGCCGTTCATGGGTATCGGGTCTGAGGGTGTTGTATCGCTGGAATTGGGCCGCCGCTTCGTCGGGGTCGAGCTGAAGAAGAGCTACTTCGATCAGGCGGCAGCCAATCTGCGCCTCGCGAGCGCCGCAGTTGCCCAGGACCTTTTCTCAGGTGCTGCAGCGTAATGGCCGGCGAGTGGATCAAGATGCGCACCAACCTGGAGAACTCCACCCAGGTGTTTCGCGTCGCGCACGCAATCGGCCTGGAGCCAGAAGAAGTCGTCTATCGCCTGTATCGGCTCGCTGGATGGTTCCAGAGATATGGCGATTACGGAAAGCTCAAGTGCGATTTCAGCACCCTGGACACCTTCATCGGTAACAGTGGCTTTGCCGTCGCGTTGTCTGTTGTCGACTGGCTGCGAAATCACGACGGCGTTCTGACGCTTCGTGGGTTCTGCACGGTCAGTGCCACTCGAAAGAGTCTCGGTAAGGAGATTCGGAAGCGCGTGCTGGATGGCTCCGTATGCGCCGCGTGTGGCGCAACTAGCAATCTGGTGATCGACCACGTGGTGCCGATTGTGCGCGGTGGATCGTGCGACGAATCGAACCTTCAAGCCCTTTGCGATCCTTGCAATAGGGCGAAGGGCCGAAAAACCATGGTGGAGTTCCTTCGTGATCATTGAGCCTGATTTCGTTGATCACTGGAAGACGAGGATGCTTGTCGGCTTGCTCGGTGATGATGAGCTTGCGCCGGTCTACCTGATCCGGCTCTGGGCGCATTGCCAGAACCGTAAGGCATGGGTGTTTGAAACCATGCCGACACTGGCGCTCAAAGGCGTTTGTCATTTCAAGGGCGACGCCAACGACTTTGAGCAGGCCCTGACAACCGCCGGCTACATCCAGCGCGATGGCGCCTCTGTTCGTGTCCTTGGTTGGGACGAGTACAACGCTTCGCTGATCGCCAACTGGGAAAACGGCAAGAAGGGCGGCCGCCCCCCGAAGGTTAAAAACCCAGCCGAAACCCATGGGTTACCCGTGGCTAACCCAGATACAACCCACGCTAATCCCTCGGGCAAACCGATAAGAGAAGAAGGGATTAGAGAAGAAAAGCCATCTCAAGCGTTACCGAAAAACAAAGGTGGGAGCGACGCAGCTTCGCCTGCGCCGCGCTCGCCAAGCAAGGCGGCTCGATTGCCTTTGGACTGGGTTCTCCCGAAGGCCCTGGGCGATTGGGCGCTGCAAGAGCGGCCCGACTGGACGGCAGAGCACGTCCGCAAGGTCGCAGACCAGTTCCGGGACCATTGGCACGCGCAAGGCGGTGCCAATGCACGCAAGGTCGATTGGGCGGCTGCCTGGCGCACGTGGGTGCGTCGTGAGCCTGCTGGTCGCGTTGCGGGCGCGGGGGCGTCAGCCGCTCCTGCCGCCGGATGGCACGAGACGCCCGAAGGGGTCTCTGCAAAGGGCGCCGAGCTGGGCTTGCACCAGCGCGAAGGCGAAAACCGCTTCGTGTACCGCTGGCGCGTCCTCAAGGCAGTGGGCGACGCTGCGCTCATCGAGAAGGAGGTCTCTGCTGCTGCGCGGATGAACATCGCCGAGCACGAGCGCGCACACCAGTTTTTCTACGGCTGCCTGCCGGGCCAGATGTCGAGGGCGGCATGAGCGTCGGTGAGGAAACCTTCGCGCTGCACCTGCGGGCCGCGGGCATTGAGGGCTTCGAGCGAGAGTACCGGTTTGCGGCGCCGCGGCGGTGGAAATTTGACTTTGCAAATCCGGCGCTGATGGTCGCGCTCGAAGTTGAGGGCGGGACGTGGACCCGTGGCCGCCATACCTCCGGCAAGGGATACGCAGCAGACTGCGAAAAGTACTCCACGGCCGCCGTGATGGGTTGGCGCGTCCTGCGCTTCACGACGGATCAGGTCAAGAACGGAATGGCGCTGCGGATGCTGCGCCAGGCGATTGAGAGGGCGGCATGACAGACGTTCGCTGTGTGGACTGCAGCAAGTTCTCGCTGCAACTGGACCCGGCGGCAGCGGTGTACGGGCGCGGGAAGTGCGCCGAGGAAAAGCTCCCGTCGGTGCGCTACGTGGCGTTGCTCAAGAAGCGCTGCGAGAAGTACGAAGCCGCAATCGAGCAGGTTTCCGATGCGCGGGTCGAGTGGTTGAAGAAGAAGGGGATCGTGTGATGGACGCAGAAAAGGGTACGCAGCAGAAGAACGAGGTCGGCGTCGTGGGCCACGCCTATGCGCGGCTGTTCCTGCGGGCACTGGAAATGCGCCGCGAGCGGCGCGCGGGCCGGATTTGCCTGGGTTGCGGCGCGAAGACGGATGAGCGCGGCGCGCTGCCGTGCGGGCATTGAGGTGACGGCATGAGGAAGCGCAGCGCCTACCGCCCGCGCGCCTGCGGCCTGCCGCTGGTGTTCGGTCTGTCGCAGTCGATGAAGAACGACCTGCAACTGACGCCGCTGGGCACGTTGGAAGGCTTCAAGGAAGGCACCGGCACCGAGCACGGCGCGCACACGCTGGCCGCCGCGGTGAACTTGGCCGCCGTCCTTTCGCGAAACCTGACCGACCACGAGAAACGGATCTCGGCCGAGGGCTTGGAGGCTGTGCGCGGCGTGTTCAAGCGCGGCAACGCCACCGGCAAGTGGGGTTGCTCGGGCGATGAGTACCGCGCGATCGGCGCGGCTCTCGCCCTGGGCGCCGAACTGGCCGACTCGAGCAGCCGGCGCACCGTGGCCGCCGCCATCAAAACTGTGTTTCGGGAGGCTGGACGATGAGCGAAATCGTATTGGTACGTCAACCGGGCGCGCAGATTCCCGAGGCTGACGCGGAGGCCGTGCGCCGCGTGCTGTTCGGCACCGTCGACGGGCTGGGCGAGAGGGGCAAGAAGCAGTGGCGCCGCTTCTGGAACACCGTCATGCGCATGGAGCCTGGCGAGACGGTGGAGATCGTCACGCATAAGGCGCGCAGCGGACCTTATCACCGTCGGCACTTCGCCATTGAGCAGGCTGTCTTTGATGCACAGGACCGTTTCTCCGATTTCGACATGTACATGTACTGGGTAAAAGTCGGAGCGGGTTGGGTTACTTGGGCTGCAGGGCCGAAGGGCGGCGTGGTCCCCATCCCGAGGTCGATCAGCTACGCGGCTGCCGAACAAGACGAGTTCGCCGACTTCCACGAGAAAGTCATGGACTTTCTGCGTGGTGACCATGCTGCCGCCTACCTCTGGCCCCATCTTGGCGGAGCTCGCGCGACTGAAATGATGGAAACGATCCTGTCGGAGTTTGAGCGGTGACTCGCGCGGAGAAGGACTACCTGGGCCGGGTGGCCGCCATTGGCTGTGTGCTTTGCAAACGCCTTGGATACGGAGAGACGCCGGCCGAGATCCACCACGTGCGGGAGGGGCAGGGCATGGCGCAGCGCGCAGCGAACTGGCTGGCAGTGCCGCTCTGCCCGGAGCACCACCGCGGCAAGACGGGCATCCACGGAAACCGTATGGCGCTGAAACAGGTGAAGGCAGACGAGGTCGATCTGCTGGCCTGGACGATTGAAGAACTGAACAGCTGAGGGAGCGGGGAATGGGAATTGAACAGCGCTTGGAGAACTGGGCCCGGGTCGTGCGTGACCCGCGCTCGCAGCCGCAGTGCTGCGCCTCATGGGCAAAGCTGGCCACGGCCCTGCGCGACGCCGAGAAGGGCATCGTGTCCGAGCCGTCCATCCCGCGCGACGTCGCCGACGGCTGGCTGGTCGAGCGCGCCTGGCAGCGGATCTCCGACCCCATCGCCAAGCGCCTGCTCCAGTACTACTACGTCCACCAACTGCCGCCCGAAATCGTCTGCCGCATCCTGGTGCGAAAGTACGGCGCATCTCACCACACCCTCAAGCACTGGAAGGTGCGGCTGGCTAAGGCGCACTCGATCGCGGCGCATGTGATTGATGGGGAGGTGGCCCGTGTGACAATGGCCGCTACGGTGCGACGGATGACGGAGGGAGAAACGGTATGAAAGTAGCCGAGCTTGAGGGGGATGCGCTGGACGAGGCCGTCATGCGCGGCCTGCTTGACCATATGGTTGGCGCACCGATAAACGAGGATACCCGCAAGAAACTCCGTGCGCTTGTCGAGGAACTGATGCAAGGCAAGCCTCAGTTCCATCCTTCGCGCGACTGGGCGCAGGGCGGCCCCATCATCGAGCGCGAGGGCATCACGCTGCTTGACCCCAAGTTTTGCGAGTCGGGACAGTGGGAGGCATTCATGGGCGCATTCCCCGACGTGAGGAAATACAGCATCGTCGGCATGGTGGCCCAGGGCGCCGGCCCGACACCGCTCATCGCCGCAATGCGCGCCTACGTCGCGAGCAAGTTTGGGGATGAAGTGCCGGACATCGAAAAGCCCTTGTAAACTCGGCGCCGATGCACTATCCTGCGCGTAGATTACTGAAGCCCTTGCGGCGTTTCCGGCTCTGACCGCGACAGCATCCATTTGGAGGGATGCTTGTCCTCAGACGAAACGCACAACAGACCCCGCCACTGAGCGGGGTTTTTGCTTTTCCGGCCCATGCAACCCTCCACCGCCCTCCCGTCGCACTGCTACCGCGACCCCATGCTGGTATTGGAGCGGAAGCAGGAAGAGGAAGCGGCCGCCGAGAAGCGCGAGCAGGCCCGCAAGGTCGCCCGCATGTCGTTGGCGCGGCTGCGCGCCGAATCGCTGTTCACGAAGGACGCAGACTGATGTTCGCCCCGACCGTGATGTACCTCTGGTGGGGCGTGTGGCTCTGCGCATGGCAAACGCCACGGATCCCATAGCGAATTACTTCGCTTCCAGCCCCTTGGCGATGTCTAGGATCAGTCTGACCAAGTACTTCGCATCTTGCTCCGCATGGTCTTCTGGCTTAGTTAGTGCGCCATGAAGCTTGATCGTCCCATTGGTGAGGCCGGCTTTCACGATTTCGACTGCGGCTAGATAGTGTTCGCTGGTGCTAAGACTCATTTGTATCTCCTCAAGTAATGGCATGTGCCGGAAATGAGGATGGATGCAAACGCGTTGCTAGGCAATATCGACACATTGGGCTGTTACGGATTTCGTAGTCAGCCGCTTCACCCCAGCCGCAGGCTGCCCACACGGGCTAAGCGCGCCAACAGGGATCTGTCCCGACGAGCGAACGGGCTGGCGGTTTGGGTGAGGGAATGCGCAGGGGCACTGAGCTTGGCGCCCTGGCCGGCGCCTCCCTCTAATCATCTTTGCGGTATAGCGCAGAGGCAGCGCACCGGCCTCATAAGCCGGAGGTCAGCGGTTCGAATCCGCTTGCCGCACCCAGTTTCATTGTTTCCTCGGTGTCTCCTCCGCTGCTCGAAAAGCAGCCTTAGCGCCCGCTTGGCCTCGGCCGGCGGGCGCGTTGTTTTCTGGAGAGCACAAAACCAACCCCATGCACGGAGTCTCACATGGCAGATCCATGTGGGGCCAAGACGCGCGCCGGGGGGGTATGCAAGAACCCCTCAATGGCAAACGGCAGATGCCGGATGCATGGCGGCACAAGCACTGGCCCAAAGAACCAGGCGGGCAATACGAACGCCATCAAGGCGGGTTTTTACTCGTCTGCCTTGCTTCCGGAAGAGCGGGAGCTGTACGAGCGGGTCGAGATTGGCTCGCTGGACGACGAAATCAGGCTGGCGCGGGTGAAGCTGCACCGGTTTGTGCGGCTGTCGGGCTCTACCGAGCTGCAGGAACTCATTGACGGCGCGCTGGAGGTGGCCCGGAAAACGGGCATGGCCTACGACGAAGCCACGAAGTCGATGCAGCCATTCGACAAGCAAGAGATCAAGGCCGCGGCGCCGAACTATGCCGACTTGATCATCCGGCAACTCGACCTGATTCGGAAGCTGGAACTGGCGCGGGCCGACTTGAAGCGTGACGAACCGCCCCCGCCAGATGGTGGCGGCCAAGGCGGCGCCGATTACACGCTATCCCCCGATGAAGGTGTCCCCGACAAGCCCATCCTCTGAAGCGGTCCGCCTGACGCCGAAGCAGGCGAACATCTACGTTTGGGGCTGGCAGCAGAGCGCGCGCTTCCGGGACGCGGTTTGTGGGCGCCGCTTCGGCAAGACGTTTCTTGGCAAGGCTGAGATGCGCCGTGCCGCGCGCCTGGCGCAGCAGTGGCGCGTCAGCATCGAGGATGAAATCTGGTATGCCGCGCCGACGTTCAAGCAGGCGAAACGGGTTTTCTGGCGCCGGCTGAAGCAGGCTATCCCGCCCAGCTGGCGGGACGGCAAGCCGAACGAAACGGAATGCTCGATCACGCTCAAGAGCGGGCACGTCATCCGCATCGTCGGGCTGGAGAATTACGACAATCTGCGCGGCTCCGGTCTGTTCTTCGTCCTGGTGGACGAGTGGGCTGATTCGCCGTATGCCGCGTGGGAAGAAGTGCTGCGCCCGATGCTGTCCACCTGCAAATACACGGTGGATGGCGTGCAGTACGTGGGCGGCCACTCGCTGCGCATCGGCACGCCGAAAGGCTTCAACCACTGCTACGACACGTACGTGCAGGGGCAGCCGGGCGGCAAGCCTGATCACAAGTCGTGGCTGTACACCTCGCTGCAGGGCGGCAACGTCCCGGCGAGCGAAATTGAAGCGGCGCGCGCTTCGATGGACATGCGCGCGTTCCGCCAGGAATACGAAGCCAGTTTCGAGAACTACAGCGGCCGCGTCCATTACGGCTTCGACCGGCGCCACTCGGTCAAGCCCTGCAAGTTCGATCCGGCGCGCGAAGTGCATGTCGGGATGGACTTCAACGTCAACCCGATGTCGGCCACCGTGTTCCAGGAACAGGACAACGGAGAAATCTGGCAGGTCGACGAGATCGTCATCCCGACGAGCAACACCGACGAGATGGCGGACGAGATCATCACGCGCTATGGGCGCCCCAGTTTCGAGCCCGGAAAGCTGACGGTCGACCACATCACGGTCTACCCGGACCCGGCCGGCGCCCAGCGTCGTACAAGCGCGCAAGGGCGCACCGACATCGGCATCCTGCGCTCGCGCGGCTTCAAGGTGCTGGCCATGTCGACGCACCCGCTCGTGCGGGACCGCATCAACGTCGTCAACGCCAAGATCCAGAGCGCGGACGGCAGGCGGCATTTGTTCGTCGACCCGTCGTGCAAGCAGTCGATCAAGTGCTACGAGCAGCTTTGCTACAAGGAAGGGACGAACGACCCGGACAAGGAAGCGGGGCTTGACCACCTCCCGGACGCAACCGGCTACTACATCTTTGGCCGCTTTGCGTACAAGCCTACACATGGCGCCAACGTGACCCACATGAACCGCTGACCATGTCCGACTTCAAGACAATCAAGGCCACTTTCGACCAGGACAGCGACTATTCGGAGCGGACTTTCCGCCTGATGGCGTTGGGCCGCGTGCTCGACGGCACGCTGTACGACGACCTGAAGCATGCGTTCGACGAAGAGCGGAACAGCTCCAACGAGTACGTTCCGCTGAAGGATCGGCGCCCGTGCGCACGCACGCGCATCTGCGCCACGGTCGTCAGTGATTCGGTGTCACTCCTGTTCTCGGAGGGCCATTTCCCGGCCATCGAGTGCAAGGACGAAAACACTCGCGATGCACTGACGAAGATCGCGAAAGAGACGAACCTCAACGCGGTCATGATCGACGCGGCGACGCGCGGATCGGTCGGCTCGGTCGCGATTCTTCTGCGCGTGCTGAAGGGCCGCGTCTTTTTCGCCGTGCTGCCCACGGCTTACATGACGCCCGAGTGGGACAAAGAGGCGCCTGACACGCTCAAGTCGGTCACGGAGCGCTACAAGGTGCGTGGCAGGGTGCTCAAGGCCAGCGGCTATGCGATCCCCGATGACGAACTGAACTCCGATTTCTGGTTTCAGCGCGTCTGGGATGGGAGCGCCGAAACCTGGTATGTGCCCCAGTCTCTGAACGACGTCAAAGACGAGAAGCCGCCCGTCGTCGACACAGAGCGCACCACCAAACACAATCTCGGCTTCGTGCCGATGGTGTGGGTCAGGAACCTGCCGGGCGGCGATGACATCGACGGCGCGCCTACGTTCCCTCCCGAAGCCATCGACCTGCAGATTGAGGCCGATTACCTGCTCAGCCAAGGTGGGCGCGGCCTGAAGTACCAGAGCGACCCGACGCTGCTCATCAAGGAGCCGGCGTTTGGCGAGAAAGGCCCGACGGTCAAGGGCGCTGCCAACGCGATCATCACCAGCACCGAAGGCGACGCCAAGCTGCTGGAGATCAGCGGCGAATCGGCCCGAGCCGTGATGGAGTGGGTGCGCGGCCTGCGGGACATTGCCCTCGAAGGCTCTGGCGGGAACCGATCGAACCCCGACAAGCTGTCGGCGGCGCAGTCTGGCCGTGCCATGGAGCTGATGAATCAGGGGTTGATCTGGCTGGCCGACCGGCTGCGGATCAGCTACGGCGAAGGAGCGCTGCTCTCGATCCTGGAAATGATCGTCCGCGCGTCAGCCAAATTCCCGCTGAAGGACAAGAAAGGCCGCGAAATCGGCGAGTTGAACCAGAAAGAGGACATTTCGCTGCGCTGGCCGCAATGGTATGCGCCGACGTACGCCGACAAGCAGACGCAGGCAATGACGCTCGATGTGCTGCGCGGTGCGGGGCTGCTGTCCCAGGAGACGGCAGTCAAGTCGCTGGCGTCGGGATACGACATTCCGGACCCCGCCGACGAAATCCGCAAGATCGACGCTTCACCGCCTCCGCCGAATAGCCCGGCCGCCAAGCCGAAGCAAGATCCGCTTTCGTAATCTGATGACTGACCGCCAGGCTGACGTCTGGTGACCTGAAACCACCCGCCCGATGGCGGGTTTTTGACTTCTGGAGGCCCGATGGCTGATCCCGATCCGAACCCGAACCCCAATCCCAACCCGAATCCGGCGCCCACGACACCGCCGCGCGAGCCAGAAACGTTCTCCAAGGAGTACGTGCGCGAGCTGCGCGAGGAAAACAAGGGTTACCGCCTGAAGGCGCAGGAGATGGAGCGCAAGGCACAGGAAGCCGAAGATCGCGCCAAGAAGGCAGCCGAAGAAAGTGAGGCAAAGGGCAGGGAAGCCGAAACAAAGGCCGAGCAGCGCGTCATTCGCGCCGAACTGAAAGCTCTGGCCATCAAGGCCGGCATGGTCGACCTGGACGGGCTGAAGCTGGCGGACCTGTCCGCCGTGAAGCTGAACCCCGAGACGGGTGAAGTCGAGGGCGCGGAAGCGCTGATGGAATCCCTCAAGAAGTCGAAGCCGTACCTGTTCGGCGCTGCGCACAGCAGCACGCCGGGCGACCCTCCGAAACCGGGCAAGCAGGAGGCCAAGAAGGCCACCGAGATGACGGAAGAGGAATATCGAGCCGCCCGCACCAAAGCAATTCGCGGGCAATAAGCACCGCAGTGCCCCGCCGCAGCGCGGGGAAGCTCATCGGGGCCAGACGCCCATGGAGCTGACAACTCACCGTCAACTTTCATGGAGCCGTAGATGCCCATCAGCAATTTCCCGGCCGCTCTGCAGCCGATCATCCAGCAGAACTTCCTGGAGCGCGAGTTTCAGGATGCCATCCAGTCGATCCTTGGCTTCCGCCAGATCGCGCGCCGCGAGCGTTTCCCGAACAAGATCGGTGAAACCGTCACCAAGACCCGTCCGGGCCTGAAGGCGCCGGTCACCACGCCGATCACGCCGTCGGCAAACACCAACCTGGACAACGGCCTCTCGCCGTCGACTTGGACGGTGGAACAGTACTCGCTCTCGATCGCCATGTACGGCGATACGATCGACCTGAACACGGTGACCAACCGCGTCGGCATCGTCGAGCAGTTCCTGCAGAACGCCAATACCAACGGCATTCAGGCTGCTCAGTCGCTGGACCGCCTGGCGCGCAATGCCCTGTTCAATGCCTACATGGGTGGCAACACCCGTGTGCGTACGACGCTGGGCTCGCCGGCCGCCACCATCTCGGTGGACGACATTCGCGGCTTCCAGAACGTCTTCGTCAACGGCCAACTGGTCGCGGTGTCGGGCACGAACACCATGCAGGTGACGGTCGGCTCGAACATCTACACGCTGATCGGCGCAGCCGCCGACGGCTCCAACGTGTCGACCGCGCCGGGCGGCATCTCCGGCACGCTAACCTTCTCGGGCAACGTGACGGTGGCCGACGGTACCGCGCTGAACACCGTGACCGCCTACAACAACGGTTCCGGCGTGGCCCCCTTCATCCTGCGCCCGAATGGCCGTGGCAACACGTCGGCCATCGTCGGCACTGACCTGATGACGATGGGTTCGGTGCTGGATGCTGTCGCATACCTGCGCCGCAACGCCGTGCCGACCGTCAACGGGATGTACAACCTGTACCTCGACCCCGTGTCCGGCCGCCAGTTCTTCGCTGATCCCGACTTCAAGCAACTGTTCCAAGGCGCCACCTCGGCCGCCAAGGAATTCCGCATGGGTCGTGTGGTGGAACTGGTCGACGTGCGCGTCATCCCGACGACCGAAGCCTACGTGCAGACGTTGGGCAACGTGACCGTGCGCCGCCCGATCCTCGTGGGCGCTGAAGCGCTGGTCGAAGGCGATTTCGAAGGCATGGGCAAGACCGACACGCCGGACGACAACGCCATCATCGACGTCGTCGACGACATCGTGCACGTCACCCGCGAGCCGCTGGACCGCCTGCAACAGATCATCGCCCAGTCGTGGTACTGGATCGGCGGCTTCACTGCGCCGACGGACCAAACCGTCAACACGAACATCGTGCCGACGGCGTCCAACAGCTACTACAAGCGCGGCGTCGTGATTGAGCACGCTGGCTAAGCGTGCGCCATAGGGGGGGGGCTTCGGCCCCTCCGGTCTTTCCCGGAGTGAGCGATGGCCGACTACACGGGCGCCCCGAACACCATTCCGCACGCGGTCGGCAACGGCCAGGTGCAGGAACTGAGCACGGCGCAAATCACAACGAAATACGGCGCCGGCAACATCAAGACGCCGACCCGGAACTTCTCGATCAACTTCAAAGGCATGCACATCGTCGGCTACAAGAACGTGCCGATGGTCTGCGATGCCGCATTGCTGGCCGCGCTCGCCGCGACCAATGCCCCGGTGGTGTGACATGGCACGAGCCAAGAAAGAAGACAACAAGGCGACCGACGCGCTGCCCGATTCGATCCTGCTGGATGAGTCCATCGGATGGATGGAGAACGGCATCCTGCGCCAGTTTCACGAAGGTACGCACGTCACCAACCCTGTCGACGTGGCCGCGCTGATCCAGCACGGCGCGCGTTACTTGGAGGTCAGCAAATGAGCGACGGCGTCTACATCCGACAGGGCAAAAGCTCGGCCCTGAACATCACGGCCGCGCAGGTGGTTGCCACCGTGCCGAAGGACTTCGCGCTCGGGCAGTGCCGTCTTGCGCGAGTTCAGGTTCTGGTCGCTGGGACCACCGGTGGTGCCGCCTATGACTCTGCGAGTCTGACCGGCAATACAGTGGCTAACCAAATCGGCGCATGGCCGAATACGGTTGGCTCATACCCAATCGACATGCCCTGCGTGAACGGCATCGTGATCGTGCCTGGCGCAGGCCAGACCGTGGCTGTTTCCTACGACTGAGGCTGAACGATGGCTTTCACAACCGCCGAGAAGGTCGACATCCGGCGCCACTGCGGATACCCGATGTTCGGCGGGACGCCATCGTCGTTCCAGTCCTATCGGTTCTTCCAGGCGTACGGCACGCTTGAATACCGGATGAACAACATGCTGGCCGAGGAAGAGGCCGTGGTTCGCACGACGTATCTGGCCAACCTGACCACTCTCGAGACGGCAATCCCGTCTGCCAGCGCAAACCTGGACACAGACCAGGCAGCCGTCTGGGTGCACAACAAGCGCGAAGTGGCAGACCGCGACGCGCTGTTTGCCAACTGGCGGCGCAAGCTGTGCGAGTTCATGGGCATCCCGCCCGGGCCCGGGCTGGGCGCCGGGGGCTCTGTTCAACTGGTGGTGTGATGGACGCGGCGACCCTTCAGGCTCGAATCTACGCCGGCTACGCCAAGGCGGCGCTTCGCATCGGCTACGTCTACGACGTGTATCGGCCGGCCGGCGCGGCGAACCCGCTGGCCAACAAGGTCGCCAGCCTGAATGCCTCGTTCAATGCTCAGGACTGGACGTACACGAAGCCGAATCTGCCGGACAAGCCGTTTTGGTACTGCCTGATCGACGGGCGCCAGACGCATGTCGGCGACTACCTGCAGCGCGGCAGCAGCCTGCATTTCATCGCCGGGATGCAGGACGAGTTGCCGATCCTGACGGTGGAGTGCAACGCGCAGGTGTGGGTGACGCGCTTGACGGCGCCGTCTGGCGTGGGCGCCGTGGGCTACTCGGGCCGATGCGCCACCGAAGACACCTACGTGCTGGGCACGAAGGGCGGCCAGGGCTGGCCGGCGTCGATCCTGTTCGGCGGCCGCACGCGCAAGCATGACGTGCTGCCGACGTCTTCAGGCGAGCAGGGCTACGTGATCCTGCTGCCGGCGAGCGTGCCGATCACTCTCGGCTCGGCCGACATCATCCTCGATGACATGGGCCGCCGCTTCCAGGTAGGCGGCGCTCAACGAACAGACCAGGGCTGGAAGCTCAACGTGAGCGAGGCGCACCCGTAAATGGCCGACATTACCGACGTTTCGAATGCACTGGTGACGGTGATTGCCGGCATCGTGTACCCGAACGGGACGAGTCAGCCGTCGATCACCGGCGCCCCGGTGCTGGTGTACCAGGGCTGGCCGGATGCAGTGCAGCTGCGCGCCGACCTGGCGGCCGGCAAGGTGCACGTGTCGGTGTACCCGCAGCCAAACATGCTGCGCATCGTCGATTCGGCCATGTCGGATTGGTCGACGCCGTCGGCGCCGGTCAACACCATCACGCTGACGCTATCCGGCCAGACCGTGACGGTCGGCGGCACGGTGAGCACGCCGCAGAACGCGGCGCTGGTGGTTGACAACAAGGCCTACGTCTACGCGGTGCAGGCTGGCGACACGCTGGCGAGCATCGCGACTGCGCTGGCGGCGCTGGTGAACGCCGACCAGTCGGCCACGGCGGCCGGCGCGGTCGTGACGATCCCGGGCGCGAAGTACATCTCGCCGCGCGTTGGGGGGCAAGGCGTAGCGGTGCGCCAGACGCGCCGTCAGGAGCAGGTCTACCAGATCACGGTCTGGGCAAACTGCTTTGACCAGCGCGACCCGATCGCTGCGGCGATTGATTCGGCTCTGTCTGGCATCCCGCACCTGACGCTGGCCGATCAGAGCGCCGCGCTGCGCTTCAAGAACAGCCGCCAGGACGACAGCCAGCAGAAAGAAGGCATCTACCGGCGCGACCTGCTCTACGCCGTGGAATTCTCGACCTTCCAGAGCCAGACGCTCACGCAGATCACGGCCACCATCGAGAACGTGAGCGCGGGCCCGTCGCTCGACGCGCAATTCCCCATCAAGACCATCGTGGAGTGACCCATGAAACTGGTTGTCAAGGATGCATTCGGCACCTACAAGCCGGGCGACGAGATCTCCGATCCCGACGTCGTGCAGCAGGTGCTGGCCAGCGAGCAATCGGCCTACGTTGTGCAGGTAGCTGACGACGCGCCTCCGAAGGTGAAGAAGAACTAGAATGACGGAAGCCGAGTAGCGCGCCAACGCTAACTCGGCCTCCTAACCACCATCACCTGTTCAAGAGGTAACGATGGCTGCCAGTGATCTTATCACCCAAAAATGCTGCACAAAATGCGGCATCACAAAGTCCACCAGCGATTTCGGCAAACAGGCGTCGAGAAAAGACGGGTTTCGCCCGTGGTGCAAGGCCTGCACAAATGCCGGCATCAATGCGACGCGAACCGCTAATTGGGAGGCCTTCCTAGAGCGTGAGCGGAAGCGCTACCACTCCGATCCTGAAAAGCAGAAAGCCAGAAGGGATCGATACCGAGCGGAAAATCTGGAAAAGGCGCGAGCAGCCTCCAACCGCTACAGGCAGCAAAACCTTGATAAATTGCGCGCCATCGCAAGGAAATGGGCGCAAGAGAACCCTGATCGGCATCGTGCCAACAGGGCTAGGCGCAGAGCGCATGAACTCCGTGCAACACCAGGATGGGCCTCGCGCGAAGCAATCCTGGCGATTTATGTGGCAGCCCGATCGTTAGAAGAAGCCAGCGGAAAGAAGATGCATGTTGATCATATTGTTCCGTTGCAACATCCATTGGTTTGCGGCTTGCACTGTGAAAGCAATCTGCAAATTGTGGACGATTTAACCAATCGCAAGAAAGGCAATAGGCATTGGCCTGATATGCCGTAAGCATCATCACCACCAAACACCAGCCCGCATTCGCGGGCTTTTTTTTTGGGATAAACAACCATGCCTATTGTTCAGGCCGGCAGTATCAATACGACTGCCCTCATCGTCCCGGATCTCTACGTTCAGATTGTCCCGCCGCAGGTGGCGCTGCTCAACGGCGTGCCAACCAACGTGCTGGGCGTCGTGGGCACCGCCCAGTGGGGCCCGGTCAACTCGCCGACCATCATCGGAAACATGGCGATGTACGCCCAGGCCTTCGGCGCGATCCAGAACCGTACCTATGACATGGGCACGGCCGTGGCGATCGCGGTGCAGCAGGGCGCCAACAACTTCCGCTGCGTGCGCGTCACCGACGGCACGGACACCGCAGCCACGGCGACGGTGCAGACCAACGGCGTGACGCTGACGGCGAAGTACACCGGCACGCTGGGCAACTCGGTGACGGTCGCGCTCGCGGCCGGCAGCGCAGCCAACACCTGGAAGGTGACTGTCGCGGCCCCGACGCTGAACCCCGAGGTGTTCGACAACATCGGCGCGGGCCTTTCGGGCAATGCGCTGTGGGTGGCGATTGCTGCCGCGATCAACAACGGCACCAGCGTCACGCGCGGCCCGTCGCAGATCATCACGGCCACCGCTGGCGCCAGCACGAGCGCCCCGACTGCCGCCAGCTTCACGCTGTCCGGCGGTACCGATGGCGCCACGACCATCAACGGCTCGGTGCTGATCGGCCAAGACACGATCCCGCGCAAGGGCATGTATGCGCTGCGCAATCAGGGCGTGTCCGTGGCGATGCTCGCCGACTGCTCCGATTCGACCACGTGGGCAACGCAGGTCGCTTTCGGTCTGTCCGAAGGCATTTACATGATCGGCGTCGGCCCGGCGGGTGACACGATCGCAAACGCGGTCAGCACGAAGAGCACTGCCGGTATCGACAGCTACGCCTTCAAGTTGCTCTTCGGTGACTGGGTGTACTGGCTGGACACCGTCAACGGCGTGACGCGCTTGGTGTCGCCGCAGGCGTTCGTTGCCGGCCTGCTGTCGAACCTCGCGCCGCAGAACAGCACGCTGAACAAGCAGATTTACGGCGTGGTCGGCACGCAGAAGTCGTACGCGTACCAGACGTACAGCTCGGCCGAACTGCAGACGCTGATCCAGGCAGGTATCGACCTGATCACCAACCCGGTGCCGGGCGGCTCTTACTTCGGCTGCCGCTCCGGCCGCAACAGCAGCTCGAACGCGCTGACGCAGGGTGACAACTACACCCGCATGACGAACTACATCGCCAGCACGATCAACGCTGGCATGGGCAAGTGCGTCGGCCAACTGCAGTCGGCCACGGTGCGCGCGCAGGCGGCGGCCACGCTGTCGAACTTCCTCAGCTCGATGGAGCAGCAGGGGATGATCGGCGCCGTCAACGGCGGCCCGGCGTTCTCGGTGCAGATCGACGCCAACAACAACCCGCTGAACCGCGTCGCGTTGGGCTACATGCAGGCCGATGTGAAGGTGATCTACCTGTCGGTGATCGAGAAGTTCCTGGTGAACGTGGAAGGCTCGCAGGCGACGGTAATCCGCACGTCGACCAGCAACCAGTAACGCACCCACCCCATCTGATTGCCCCGCCGCGTGCGGGGCGCTCTCTTTCCGGAGAACGCAATGCCGATTCAAGGTTACTCGGTCGGGCGCGACTATACGCTGGTGCTCCAGACGTCGACCGGCCCGCTCCAGCTCAACAAGATCACATCGTTCAAGAGCAAGCAGGAAGTGACGGACGTCCGCGTCAAACGCTTGGACGGCATCACGGACCACGTGCGCTTCTTTGACGGCTGGTCGGGTTCGTTCGACATCGAGCGTCAGGACGCATCGGCTGACAACTATTTCGCCCAGCTCGAGGCGAACTACTACGCCGGTCTGAACGAGCAAGCTGCCCAGATCTACGAGACGATCCAGGAAGCCAACGGCGCTGTGTCCCAGTTTCGTTATGACGGCGTGCTGATGACGCTCGATGACGCCGGCAATCGCGCTGGCGATGCGACCGTCAAGCAATCGATCAAGTTCGTGGCCTCGCGCCGCATCAAGGTGTCCTGATGACCAGTGTGACCGTTACTCCGTCCGAGCAAATCGTGAAGGCTGCAGCGCGGGAAGTCGTCGTGGACGACGCGCTGGGCCGGAAGATCACGCTGCGCAAGCCGAATCCGCTGGCGAACCTGGATTTCGCCAAGGCGGCCGGCGGCGCCGAGCTGAACATGCTCTATCTCGCCGAGGTTGCGCACCTCAAGTACGTCGCTGCGATCGACGGCGACCCGGTGCCGACCCCGGCAAGCGAGGCGCAGCTCCGGGCGCTGTATCAGCGCCTGGGCGACGAGGGAAACGAGGCCGCCCAGCAGGGCGTTGCGGAGAACTTCGTTCGCCAGGCACCGGCGGAGTCCGACCTAAAAAACTCCTGACGGACGGCCCGTTTCACGAGGCAATGTGGCTCGTGCATAACGGTGTTCCGTTCGACGTCGCTTTCTCGCTGGACGACACGATGCGCCAGGCCATGGCGATCAAGTGCAGCGAGTTCCACGGTGCCGAGTTCGATCTCGTCGCCATGCAGTTCAAGGAGCGTGAGAGATGAGCGATTTCGGAAGCCTTGCGGAGTTCGGCGCTCATCTCCTGCTGGCCGAAATTGCGGCGCACAAAGCGCTGGAAAAGGGCCTGGACAGGGCTGCGGCACACATCGAGCGCGCTGCCAAGGGCAAGATCGGCGAATATCAGGGCGCCAACGGCATGCATGACGCATGGCCGGAACTGGCGGAAAGCACGAAGGAAGACCGCGTGCGGAAGGGGTTCACGGAAAACGATCCTCTGCTGCGCACCGGCGCGCTGCGCGATTCGATCAGCCATGAGACGCGCGGTCTTGAGGCGGCCATCGGCTCGACCTCCGAAATCGCCGTCTACCAGGAGCTGGGGACCGACAAGATTCCGCCGCGCCCGTTCTTGGGCGCCGCAGCATACGAAAGCATCGACGAGGTGAAAAAGCTGGTCGGCGGCGCGGTGATTACCGGGATCGTCGGCGGCAACACGCTCGACTACAAGGTCTAGAACAGGCTGCTGATGACCACGTAGAGCACGAAAAGACCGGCGACGATAAGGCCAGCGCCCACGGCGAGAGCGCCGATTGACAGGGCTCCAATCAAGACGCGGTCTTCGATCGGGCGTTTGGCCGGCTTTCGCCGAACAGCGCGGATGTTGGGGTATTGAACGAACGAAACCCGGTCCGCCAGCCATTCGTGAACGCGAAAGAAAACATCCATGAGCATCGACGCCTACAAAATCGCGGTACAGATCTCGCTGGTCGAGAACGTCACACGCGGATTGGCCACGCTATCGCGGTACTTCAAGGCCACGGATACCGATGCTAAGGCCCTCGAATCGCGCATTGCCAAGATCGGCAAGATGGCGGCCGCTGGAGGCATTTTAGCTGGTGCAGGCGCCGCCGGCTTGAAGATGTTCGAGACGCCGCTCAACAAGGCCATGGAATACGAGCGTTTTCTCGCTCGGATGCGCCAAATGGGCCTTGGCGACACCCAGATCAGGGATGCCGAGAAGTTCGTCGAGGCGACCAAGATCATCAATACGTCGGTTCTCGACCGGATGCGCATCTTCACGGAGGCGCAAGGCGCCTTTCGGCAGTCGGGCATGTCCGGCGAGAAGGCGCTCGAGGCCGCCAAGACCATGACGCCGGTGCTGGCCACCTACGAGGTGGCGATGCAGACGCTCAGCGGACCGATGCACGCGGCCGCCGAGCACGCCATGCGTAATCTGAACAAGACCGTCGAAATGATGGGCGGCCTGGGCGACACGAAGCGCGCACAGGAAATCGCGGACGGCGTCTTTAAGACCGTGCAATCCAGCGGCAAGATGGTCGACGAGCGCCAGCTCAAGCAGTTCTTTGCCTACGGCAGCTCCGCCACGAACCAGCAGGATCTCCGCACGGTATTCGGCGGTTTGGAACCCATCATTGGCGAATTGGGCGGCAGCACCACCGCCGTCGGCCTCCGCACGGCATACACGCGCACCAACGGCATGATGGCGTTGATGCCGCGGCGCCTGAAAGAGGAAATGCAGCGCCTGCGCATGACCGACGGCACGGGCGAGCGGCAGACGACCGATCTGGCGCGGCTGCAAGCGACCAACATCATCGGCTACACCGAAGAGATCATGCGCCGCTACCAAGCGGCTGGCATCACCTCGCAGACGGACCGCGAGCGCGAAAACGCGATCATCTTCGGCACCAACGGCGCCAAGGTCTTCAACAAGATCATGAGCCAGATGTCGGTGCTGCATGAGTCTCTTGAGGCATACGACAAGTCGAAGGGCGCTTCTGACGTGGTCAATGACCCGAAGAACCAGAAGCTGATGGCACAGCAGAATCTCGCAAAGAAGGTCGAGGACTTCCAGCTGGCGCTTGCGCGCAATGGTGGCCTGCTGGACATGGCCACCAAGGGCCTGACGATGCTTGCCAACGGCGTGGAGCGTCTGACGAAGTTCGCCAACGACCATCCGGCCATCACAAAACTGGCCGTCGCCACTGGCGCAGCGCTCTCAGGCTTGATGCTGCTGGGCGGGAGCGTTTTGCTGCTGAAAAGCGCGCTGTCGGCCTTGAGCTTGATCGGCATTCCCGGTATCGCGTCGGCGATCGCCGGAGCCGGCAGCGCGACGCTGGTCGGCGCGCTGGGTGCCATCCTGAGCCCGATCGGCTTAGTCGTGGCCGCGCTGGCGACGCTAGCCGCGGCCGCCTATGCGTTCCGGCCGATCAGCCAGAACGAGGTCGACAGTTACAAGACCGAGGGCGGTGTGAAGCTGAGCGCCGACGCCCAGCGCCGAATTGCGGCAGGCGAGTTGAACGGTAGCGACCGCTGGGACCGCTTTGTGCGCTCCGGCGCAGGAAAGCAGCAGACTCTGAAGGGTGACGTTCATCTCGACGGCCGCAAGGTCGGCAGCGTGCTCTGGAAGGAACTGGGCACTGAGATGGGCCGACCGCAGACGGGGCGCAGCACCTTCGATTCTTTGATGTCTTTGCCGCCGCCGTCTTTGGGATAACGCATGTCCGACCTCACCCTCCAGCTTGGCGACTTCGTTTTCGACCGGCAGGAAATTCCCGAGTCGATCCCGTTCGGCGGGGTCCAGCGCTTGGTGCGCCATGACCTTGTCGGCGGGACGCGGATTGTCGACGCGATGGGCGGCTTCACGGAGCCGATCACCTGGTCCGGCTGGTTGCTGGGGCAAAACGCGCTGGCGCGCGCGCGGCAGCTTGATGCGATGCGCGACGCGGGCGTCTCGCAGGCGCTGCAGTGGTCAGAACTGTCGTTTGCGGTCGTAGTGCAGTCCTTCAAGGCCGATTTTCAGCGCACCTATCAGATCCCATACAGCATCACGTGCGAGGTTGTCAAAGACCTGACGCTGTCGACGGCTGGTCAGGGCATTCCCGGCGTGGATAGCCTGATCTCCGGCGATCTGGGCATCGCCTCTAGCCTGATGTCGACCGTGAGCGGGCTGGGGCTCGACAGCGCGTTTGCCACGATGCAGTCGGCCATCCAGAGCGTTTCCAGCTTCGCCAATGCGGCGCAGTCGAAGCTGAACGGTGTGCTGCAGCCAATCGCCGCGTTCCGCACGCAGGCGCAGACGCTGATCGCGCAGACGAACAACACGCTGATGAACGTGACGACGCTGGGCGGCATCCTGCCCAACAATCCGATCAGCACGCAGGTCAGCAAGATCACACAGCAGATTGTTGCTGCCCAGAACCTGCCGACGCTGGTGCAACTCGATCGGGTGGTCGGGCGCATCCAGGGCAACATCGGTTCGATCTACAGCAGCGCGAAGCAGGTCACGGTGGCCGGCGGCAACCTGATGAAGATGGCGACGCAGGAATACGGCGACGCCATGGCCTGGACGGGCATCGCCAAGGCGAACCCGCAGCTCGGCGGCGATCCGCAAATCACCGGCATCCAAACAGTGACGATCCCACCGTCGAAAGACGACGTCGGTGGCGTGCTGAACGCGTAACTGAAGCTTTGACGTACCAACGAGCCCCGCCACGTGCGGGGCTTTTTCTTGCCCATGAGCCTGAATGTCCTTCCTGCGCTGCCCGAGGTGCGGCAGCCGCGCGCCATCGTGAAGGTGACGGGTGCGGCGGTGAATGGGGTCTACCCGCCGGCCGTGATCGTGCCGTGGGAAAGCTGGTCGGTCGATAACAACACCTTCTACCAGGCGGACACCTTCCGCGTGAGCATCGCGTCGAGCGTGTTGCCGGCTGCCGTGAGCGTGGACTGGTTTTCGAGCCAAAGCGAGGCCTTCATCGAGATCTTGGCCGGGTTTCCTGCGGATGCGCTCAACTACACCGAGGCGGATCTCGACAGCCTGATCTACGGCCGGATCGATGACGTGGAGTACGACCCGGTTTCGACGCGGCTGTCGCTGACTGGCCGCGATCTGACGGCGGTGTTCATCGACGCCAAGACCACGATTCAGTACCAAAACCTCACGTCCTCGCAGGTGGCGGCGCAGCTCGCGGCAAGCCATGGGCTCAGCGTGTCGGGGCCGGCCACGAGCACTTTGGTCGGCAACATGTACGCGCGTGACCACGTCAGCATGACCGACCAGCGCAGCGAGTGGGATTTGCTGACGTGGTTGGCGCAGCAGGAAGGTTTCGCCTGCTACGTGACGGGCAAGACGCTGAACTTCGGGCCGCGCCCGCCGGCCCCTCCGGAGCCGTACGAGCTGCGCTGGGAGATCGACGAGAACGGCAATCCATCGGCCAACGTCAAGGATTTGCGCGTGTCGCGCAGCCTGACGGTTGCGAAGGGTGTCACGGTGGTCGTGCGCTCTTGGAACGCCAAGCAGAAAAAGGGCTTCGTCGCTTACTACCCGAGCAAGGGGAAGGGCACGCAGGCTGGCAAGGCCTCGCCGTTCGGCAATACCCAGATCTACACAATCGTGCGCGGCGGCCTCGATCAGGCGAGCGCGCTGGCGCTAGCCCAGAAGACGCACAAGGAAATTACGCAGCACGAGATGAAGCTGCGCGCCCGGCTGCCGGCGGACAACATCCTGACGCAGACGGCAACGGTTCGCCTCACGGGCACCGGTACGAAGTTCGATCAGGACTACTACGTCGACGGCATTACTCGAAGCATGAGCCTGGACGAGGGCTATGCGATGGATGTGTCGGCCAAGAACGTCAACCCGGAATCGGTGCCATCCCTATGATGCAGCAGCTTCGCAACCATATGGCGCTGGCCGCGCAACTTGCGCAGGGCGACCGCGCGGAGAGCCGCGCAGGTGAGGTGAAGAGTTACGACCCGGGCACCGCCTCCGCCCGGGTTCGCCTTCTGCCAATCGATCCAGACAATCCAGATCGGTCGTTGACCGGTTGGCTGCCGGTCACGTCGCCGTGGGTCGGGAACGGCTGGGGCATGGACGCGCCAGTCAGCCCCGGCGATCAGGTGGAAGTGCAGTTCTTCGGCGGTGAGATCGACAACGGCTACGTGTGCGCGCGCCTGTTCAGCGATCAGCAGCGGCCGACGGGCGCGCAGTCCGGCGAGTTCTTCCTGACACATGCATCCGGCTCGAAGCTGCAGTTCCACAACGACGGCACGGTCACATTGATCAGCGCCGGCACGCTCACCAGCCAGGCGCCTCAGTGGAACCACACAGGCAACATGCAGATCGACGGCACGCTGCTGGTGAAAAAGACCATCACCGGCCAAGCCGGCATGGCGGTGTCTGGCAACAACGGCACAGGCAACTCCATGAGCATCAGTGGCAACACGAATTTCGCTGGCACCGTGACCGCCAACGGCCACCCCATCGACGACACGCACAAGCACACCGGCGTGCAGTCGGGCAGCAGCACTACCGGGACAGTAGTATGACCCAGCAGCAACTGAACGACGTCAACCACTGGGTGGGGGGCGACATCGGCACGTCCCCGACCGGCGACATCGGCCTGGTGAACGCGGATACGCGCACGCAGCAGCGCATCGTGCGCCGGCTTGTGACGAACCCGGGCGATTACATCTTTCACCCGACTTATGGCGCCGGCCTGCCGCAAAAGATCGGCCAGGCGCTGGACGTTGGCGCGCTGCGCGGGCTGATTCGGGCGCAGGTGAAGCAGGAAGAGGGCGTCGCGCAGACGCCAGAGCCCCAGGTCGACGTCGCCGCTATTACGAACGGCGTCAGTGTGCACATCCGCTACACCAGCGCGATCACGCGCCGCCCCGTCACTCTGAAGTTCAACGTCAACAACTGACATGGCCAGCATTCCGACCCAAGACTGGGTAACGCTCGTTCGCAACCAGGTTTCGGCCATCCAAGGCTATGCCAAGGTGCTGGTCGACCTGACGGTCGGTTCGGTGCTGCGGGCGGTCGTCGAGGCCAATGCCGCGGTGGTCGTCTGGCTGCAGGGGCTTCTGCTGCAGGTGCTGGCGATCACGCGGGCGGCCACGTCCAGCGGTGCAGATCTCGATTCGTGGGTTGCCGATTTCGGCGTGACCCGTCTGCCTGCTGTTGCCGCAACTGGCATCGTCACGTTTGCGCGGTTCACGACAACGCAACAGGTTTTTGTGCCGGCGGGTGCCACAGTCCAGACCGCCGACGGCACGCAGCAGTTCACCGTCACGATCGACACCACGAACCCGGCATACAGCGCTGCATTGGGTGGCTACGTCATTGCTGCGGGCGTCGGCAATGTGACGGCACCAGTGCAGGCCGTGACCGCTGGTGCTGCGGGCAACGCTGTGGCCGGCTCGGTTTCTGTGATCGCCGGTGCGATCGCGGGCGTCGACACCGTCACGAATACAGCCGCCTTCACCAACGGCGCCGATGCCGAGTCGGATGTCGCGCTGCGCACGCGCTTCATCGCGTACGTGGCCAGCCTGTCGAAGGCGACGAAGAACGCAGTCGGCTATGCCATCACCTCGATCAAGCAGGGGGTGACGTACAAGCTGGTGGAAAACCAGACGTATGCCGGCGCAACCCAGTACGGCTACTTCTATGTGGTGGTCGACGACGGTACCGGATCGCCATCAAGCACGTTGCTATCCAGCGTCGCGAACGCGATCGACGCGGTGCGCCCCGTGTGCAGCACATTCGGCGTCTTCCCCCCGGGGGTGGTGAATGCGAGCGTGGCAATGACGATCACGACGGCTTCAGGCTACGACCACACGGCGACGGCGACGCTCGTCAATAACGCGCTGACCGCATACATCAACAGCCTGCCACTCGGCACTTCGCTGCCGTTCTCTCGGCTGGCTCAGGTCGCGTATGACGCGTCGCCTGGCGTGACGAACGTTACTGGCGTGACGCTAAACAGCGCAACATCGGACCTTGCCGCGACAAGCCAGCAGGTCATCAAGGCCTCGACGATCACGGTGGCGTAATGGCGACAGGCGATCAGCAGGACATCTATAAGCGCATCCGCTCGCAGCTGCCGCCGTGGTTTGGCGACCAAGCCAGCTCACCGATCCTGAATGCGCTGCTGCAGGGCCTGGCGTACGCCTTGGCGTACTTCTACAGCCTACTCGCTTACGGCCGGCTGCAGACGCGCATCAAGACGGCGACCGACGGCTGGCTTGACATGATCGCTGCGGACTTCTTCGGCTCAGCGCTGCTGCGTGCGGCCAACCAGCCTGACGCGTCGTTTCGCAACCGGATCCTGATCAACCTGTTCCGGGAGCGCGCCACACGCGCGGCGATCGTCAAGGTGCTGCAAGACCTGACGGGCCGGACGCCCACGATCATCGAGCCCATGCGGCCGTTGGACACCGGCGTGTACGGCGGCCCGAACATCGGCTACGGCGTGGCCGGCGCCTATGGCTCGATGGTGATGCCGTTCCAGGCGTTTGTGATTGCCTATCGGCCTGCGGGCACCGGTGTGCCGAACGTGGCTGGATACGGCTATTCAACTGGTGCCTACAACACCGCCTCGCAGGAGGAATACGCGTCGCTCTCGATGATCCAGGGCGCCGTGAGTGATGCCGACATCTACGCGGCGATCGACAGCGTGAAGCCGGTGGCGACGGTGCTCTGGACGCGCATCTCGAACTGAACAACCCAACATAACCACGCAAGGCGCCTTCGGGCGCCTTTTTTTATGGAGTCGCGATGGATCGCGTCATCGTTTATCCGGGCCAGATCCCTCTGGAGACCGACGTTCTCCGGACCAACAAGTTCGGCATGCTGGCTGTTGCCAAGCTCGCAGCCGCGATGCTCGGCACCTCGACCGTTGTGAACGGGTTGGCGTGCGTACCGACGTCGCCCGCGTCCCTGCAGGTGAACGTCAACCCCGGCGAGATGTACAGCCTGGTCAACGTGGATGCGACAGCCTACTCGTCGGTGGCCGCTGACACGACGCACAGCATCCTGAAGCAAGGCATCTCGCTCGATACCGTCACACTGAGCTGCCCGGCCCCGGCCACTGGTGGCCAGAGCATCAACTACCTGATCCAGGCAACGTATCAGGACACCGATACCGACAACGTCGCGCTGCCGTATTACAACGCCAGCAATCCGTCGCAAGCTTGGTCGGGCCCGAATAACAGCAGCACACCGCAGTCCACGACACGCAAGGGCACCGTCGTGATCAGCGCCAAGGCCGGTACCGCCGCGGCTACCGGCACGCAGACGACGCCGGCGCCGGACTCGGGCTACACGGGTCTGTGGGTAGTCACCGTCGCCAATGGCCAGTCCACGATTACGGCTGGCAACATCACGCAGGCCACGAACGCTCCTATCCTGCCTGCGGATCTGCTGCACGCGATCCAGCAGTCGTTGCTGACGGTTGCATCGGATACCGGCAGCGCCAACACCTACGTTGTCAGCTACAGCCCGCCGATCACCGCCCTGACCGACGGCATGGAGCTGTGGTTCAAAGCCAAGACGGCAAATACCGGTGCGTCGACGATCAACATCAATGGACTGGGCGCGGTTCCCCTCGTTGGTGGAGCACACGCAGCGCTGCAGAGCGGTGAAATCGTCGCCAATGGCAAATGCCAGGTCGTCTACAAGGCAGACATCAGTTCATGCGTGCTGATCGAGTGCACCGGCGGTGCGCTGCAAGTCGCCCCCGCCACGCAGAGCCAGCATGCGGCGCAGTTTGGGCAGCTTCCGGCGGTAGTCGGGAATATGCGCAGTGGGCGCATGTCGATCACCACCGCGAGCGCGACCGCTACGTTTGCCGCAGACGAAGTGGTCGTTGAAAGCGCGCTTGGGGGTCTCCCATATAGGCTCGCCAACTTCAGCAAGACGATCAACCTCGCGACGACTGGCGCGGGTGGTATGGATACCGGCAGCGCCCCAACAAATGGCTACGTTGCACTGTTCGCCATTTATAACCCGACGACACAGGCGAGCGCACTGCTTGCGCAGAATGCGACCACGGGTGGGGGGGTGGCGCAGGTGTATAACGGCGCCAACATGCCCGCCGGGTACACGGCGTCGGCGTTGGTCTGCGTCTGGCCGACCGATGGGACTGGCAAGCTGAAGCCTGGCATCCAGCGCGATCGGTTGATCTCGTTCCCCATCGTTCAGGTACTCAACACTGTTACGACACAGGCTTCTCCGACACCTCTGAATATCTCCGGAGCAGTTCCGCCCAACGCGGTTTCTGTATCCGGTGAAATGTCAGTTAGCAACACCAGCACAATCCAGCAAACGCTTAACGTCGCTGGTGACCAGAACATGTCGGGCCTGAATGCCGTCACCGGGCAGGCAAACGCTGGATCGTCAGGTATCGCCGCGAACTTCAACGTGATCATGGCAGCGGCGCAAACGATCTGGTACACGTCTGCATCCGGCGGTGGAGCATCCACCTACATTCTTTATGTCTCCGGATACTCGTTCTGATAGGGGTAACAATGGCAAAGGTTTTTGTTCAGTTCTCTGACGCCAGTCAGCAGGAGGTGGTTGGTGTTTTCGGTTGCACGCAAGATGCAACGGCATACCCAAATCAGGGATCGATCGACGACACTGATGCGCGGTATCTTGCATTCGTGAATCCGGCGTCCACTTTGTCGGGCGCAAAAGATGCGCAGATCGCCATCATCGAGGCGGCATATCAGGTCGCCATTCAAAAACCCGTCAGCTACATGGGCACAACGTTCCAGGCTGATAACGACGCCCAGACTGTACTCACAAAGACGTTGGCGCCTGGGGCCGTCCCGACCGGCTTCTTTTGGCTGGATGCCAACAATGCTCAGGTGAGCATGACCTTCGCCCAGTTGCAGGGATTGGCGGCTGCCATGCTGACTCAGGGGCAAGCCGCATTCGCCAAGAAGACGGGGCTGAAGCAGCAGATTCGGGCGGCGACCACCGTTTCGGCGGTACAGGCGATCATCTGGAGTTGATGGCCCGTCAAGCGGAGACCGGCTCGGCCTCTTGCGCTTTCCTCTTGGCCTCCACCGGCTTCGCGCGGAAGAATCGCTTCCGGATCGCGCTTTGCATGGGGCGCTCGAATAAGTAGTACGACGCCGAAGCGACTACCAGAACGCATGCGAAATAAAGAAGCCATGCATGCATTGATCCTGGCTGCGTGCCGCGCCTCTCAAAGAAGAAGTGCAAGAAGGTCTGGATCGGGTAGTGCCAAAGGTAGATGGAGAACGACAGGTTACCGAGGACGCGCATCGGCCAGATAGACAGGGCCGATGCAATGGCTCGATTCGTGGTTGCCAGGACGATGATGACAGGATAGACCACAAGCGGAAACGATAGCTCAAAGCTGCCGAAGAATTTCCGGAACCCGAGTTCATGCGACATGAAGGCGCAATAGGTCGCGGTGAGCGCAGAGACCAGCAGAAAAATGTGCGCACCGAATGAGCCGGGTTCCATCTTCCGAGTAGCCTGATACAACAGAGTGCCGCCGAAGAAGCCCATCAGAGCGCGCGCGGTGTTCGAGTTCAGAATATAGAATTCGCCGCCGCGGTAGCCTATGGCAAGTCCGACATAGAGCAAGCACAGGAAGGCAACGTTGTACGCCATGGGGCGTTTGAGGCGATGCAGGGCCGCGAAGAACAGTAGGTAGACGATCACTTCGCAGGCAATCGACCATGCGGGCCCGTTGAATGTCTGGGAAGCGTCGAACCATCCGGACTGCAGCAGAAATGCATTCAGGATGAAGCGGATGAAATCATTCTCTTTGTAGATGAATCCGGTCCCATGAATCTGCATCCACGAAACCTGCGCGGCAACGACCAATAGAGTGAGAAGGTGCAGCGGATACAGCCGCGAGAATCGATTCACCGCGTACTGCGCGAACGACACGCGGCCGCTCGCAATCTTCTCTCCGTAGGTGCGCATGAACACATAGCCGGACAGGACAAAGAAGAAGTCCACCAGGTTGTAAGCGTAGTCATAGAACCAGCCGAACACCCCATAGAGCGGCAAAACGGTATGGTCATCCACCTTGAAGAAGTGGTTGTAGTGCCAAAACATGGCGACACCTAGGGCGGCAATTCCACGTAAGGCATCTAGCGAATGGAGTCGGTCGTTTGCGTTCTTCATTTTCGTATCGTGTCGCAGTTTTGCGATGGAGATCAGCAAGCGTGAATCTTGCGATTTTCCCACGCTTGCCTCCCGAGCGCCTAGCGATGCTATTTGCTGCTAAGCAAATTTCCAAGGATGGGAGCCAGTACCTCAGCCTGCCGCTGCGCCTTGATCTGCAGCATCCACTCGTCGGGATAGAAGCATGATCCCATGTGTGACTGCCAGTTCGGCAACGTCTGGATGTAGCTGTATTGCCTAACGACCGGAACTTTGTAGGTCTCGGCGACGTTGTCCATCACCGAGACGTAATTCTCCAGCCATGGGTGGTTTCCGTCGCAGACGGGGTTCGGCTCTTCGAGCACCGGGATCTTCCCCGCATCGCGGACTGCCTTGATCCAGTCGATCATGGCGTCGGTGTACGGTCCGAGCGACTGCATCAGGTTGTCGTTGATCGCGTGGTTCATCAGCACGATCTGCGCCTTTGACGCCTTGATGCGCTCGGCAAACGGGGGGCCGCCGCCATCGACGCCGTGCATCATGTTGACCAAGCTGCTGGCTCCTCCGCCCATGGCCTTGTTAGTGATGGTGATGGCGGTGTTGTTCAGTTGCGCCTGCAGTAGCGCCTGCGATTGAACCGTCTCGCTTTGCTGGGCGACGCTCATCATTGACGTCAGACCCATCATCGCGTCATCGCCGTACACCTCGATGAGGATGGGCTTCAGCGGCTTTGGTGCCGGCGCCGGCTGTTGTATCGGAGTGGGAACCGGATCCGTGCTGACCACTGGAGCCGGAGTGGGTGCGGCCGGCGTCGGAGCGCTTACTGGTGCCGGCGTTGTGACCGTAGGCGTTGGTGCTGGCGCGGTTTGCGTCTGCGGCACCGGGGTGGGATCCTCGCCGCCTCCGCAGGCGGCAAATACACAGCAGGCTAGGGCGCCGAGGGCGCATCCAAGTCGATAGTCGCGCCCGCGGTTCGCATCCGTTCGAGCACGCGTTCGATGGACTTCTCGTCCAACTCCAGGCGCGCGAGCCCAAAGAACAGCATCTGCGCGCTCATGTCGCGCGGCTGCTCGCCTCCGGTGTACTTGCGCCACTGATTGTTTCCGGCGAGTCCGAACAGAGAGGCCATCTGCTCGCCGGTGTAGCCAAGCGCTTCCTTCAGCTTGCGTAGATCGTCTGGCGTGGGAGGAGAGTAGTCGATTGACATAGGGAATCGCGCGCATCACGCGCGTGAAGAATTCGGATTTCATGGTCGTCCTTGCGGGATGGCGGGCTGCGCGGATGCGCTACCCAGTGAAAACAGTATTAGCCCCAATGGGGCTATTGTCAAGAATAATCAACCAGCCCGCCGCGAGCGGGCTTTTTCATTTCCGGGGGTCTGAATGTCCGAACCAATCAGCGGCAGCGCAGCAGCAGGGGCAGCGGGTGCCGCGGCTTTCAAAGCCTTGGGCGGCCCGGCCGCCGTGGCTGGAGGTGCGAGCGTGCTTGCGACGATTGTGGTGATGGTGATGACGTTGCCGAAAAATCGAAGTGAATGGGCGGTTGCCTTGATCTCGACGGTTGTGGCCAGCCTGTGCGGCGGCGCAGCCGTGATTCAGTACCTCGGCTTGGCCGCGTGGATGTCGACACCGAACGGCGCCATGGCGCTGGGCGGTATTTACTTCTCGTGCGGGCTGCCTGGCTGGACGATCGTACGCTGGGTGTTCAACTTCCTGAACAAGCGCAAGGACAAAGACCTGCCCGAGATCATGGCCGAGCTGGCCGACGATGCGCGGAAGATCACGGCGGGCGGCACAAATGGCTGAGCAGATGAAAACGTCGGCCGCAGGCATCGCCCTGATCAAGAGCTTCGAGAAGTGCCGGCTAACCGCCTACCGGGATGCCGTGGGCGTTTTGACAATCGGCTGGGGTCACACGGGCAATGTGTGGCTCGGGATGGTCATCACGCAGGAACAGGCCGACGCTCTGCTGGCGGCAGACCTGCAGCGCTTCGAAAAGGGCGTCGCCGCGTTGCTCAAGGTTCCGGTGACGCAAGGTCAGTTCGACGCGCTCGTGTCGTTTGCCTTCAACTGCGGGCTCGGAAACCTCGGCTCGTCGACGCTGCTGCGCAAGCTGAATGCCGGCGACGTAGACGGCGCGGCGGCCGAGTTCCCCCGCTGGAACAAGGCCGGCGGCTCCGTGCTGCGCGGGCTGACACTTCGGCGCGATGCGGAGCGCCAGCTTTTCTTGAGCTAGTCAGCGTCCCTCTTGACGAGCCCAAAGGGGCGCCGATTCAGTTGCACGCGAAGTGCGGTGAGCTCGGCTTGCATCTTTCGTAGCACGTCGAGCATCTGTTTCATGTCAGGCGACATGGACGCTTCTTGCGCCTCGAATGAATCATCAAGCCTCTGGATGATTTCCGCATTCATGCTCCGGCCGCTGGCCTTTGCGGCCACTGCAATTCGATCTCGCATGCCATCCGGGAATCGGACGACGAACTGATCGGCGGTGCGGCTAGGGGGCTGGGCTGGCTTCTTCATGCCGGAACAATACTAGCCATTTGATTTTTTTTCATCATCGCCACTTGATATGATCGCAATTACATACTAAAGCTGATAGCAACTAAACACGCGGAGGTAATGATGCAGGGGAAGCGGTATCCCAGCCAGATCGCGGACAAGTTCGTACTGCGATTTGAGGAAGGGGTCAGAGACGAGTTGAAGGCGGTGGCGGCCAAGAACCGACGCAGCATGAACTCCGAGATCAATGCTCGGCTTGCGGCAAGTTTGGAAGCCGAAAAAGGAAACGCCCGACCGGCGGCAACCGGTCAGGCGTTGGTGACGCAGTGAACCCAGCTAGGAACAATGGTCATGACAAATGATAGCACGCACGCAGCAAACGCCAAGCCCCAAGAATTCCGCATCAGTGGAGACAACCTCGGCTTTGGCGACCGGCCCATGGTCGGTGTTGTTCTCGAAAATGGAAAACCGGCCGCCTGGGAGATTTGGCAGGTGCTGGATCACCTGCACCGGTTCACCCGCAAGGCGCAGGCACATGTGCTCGGCTTGCTGCCGTTCAGCCTCCAGTACGACACCCTGAGCGACTTGGACCGCAACGCCATCCTGAACGCACTGCACGCGGAGGCAGCATGATGAACGACATCATCATCGGCGCCGCCGCGCTCCGTATGACCAGCCAGGAAATTGCTGAGCTGGTCGAGAAGCGTCACGACAACGTGAAGCGTACGATCGAAAGCCTTGTGAATCAGGGCGTTATTGAATCTCCTCAAGTTGAGGAAATACCTACAGCAACTCGTCCGGCCGCCGTGTACGTGTTCACTGGCGAGCGCGGTAAGCGTGACAGCATCGTAGTGGTCGCGCAGCTCTCTCCGGAATTCACCGCTCGACTCGTAGACCGCTGGCAGGAGCTGGAAACTGGCGTGGCGGCGCTGCCCAAATCTCTTCCGGAAGCGCTGCGCTTGGCGGCCGACATGGCGGAGCAGAAGGCCAAGGTCGAGGCGGCACTCGCGTTGGCAGCACCGAAAGCTGACGCGCTCGACCGCATCGCGACCGCTGAAGGGTCCATGTGCGTACGCGATGCGGCAAAAGCACTGCAGCTCCGACCGATCGATTTGACGCGCTGGCTACAGGCTCATGGCTGGGTGTACCGGCGCCAGGGCAACGCGCAGTTGTTGGGCTATCAAGACAAGGTGCAGACCGGCTATCTTGAGCACAAAGTGACCGTGGTCTCGCGTACCGACGGCACCGAGAAGGTTGTCGAGCAGGTGCGAATTACGCCTAAGGGGCTAGCGCGCCTTGCAGTCGCCATCAAGGAAGACCTGCAGTTGGCGGCATAAGAATTACCCACCCCTATTGCCCACTTCGGTGGGCTTTTTTTCGCCCACAGCCCCGCCGCGCGCGGGGCTTTTGCTTTTCTGGAGGGCCCCATGGCCGTCACTGACATTCACGAGCAGTCGCACACGTTCCACGAAGTGGTGGAATTTCCTGGGCACGAAGAGCGCACCGAATCCGCCGAATTCCGGAAGAACAAGCGGGTTCTCGTGAAGCAGCTTGACCTTCCGTGCTGGATTTGTGGATCGCGCGATGCGCGCGAAGTCCACCATTTCCATGAGTGGAGCTTGTGGCCGGCGCTTGATCCCGACAAGGTGCTCGACACCCTGCATGTTTTCGATCCGTATGGCTTCACCCACAAGATGGGCGAACAGGCTATCGAGTCGCCAGACGATATTCGCAATCTCTTGGTGCTTTGCGGCCACCACGAGATCGATGGGGTCCCGGTGCCTGGTGGTCACCACCGCGGGGTAAATCTCGGCGTGCATGACCTGACCATGCCAACTTGGCTGGCACTCAAATCTGCCCGCAAAGGCGTGGATGTGACGAAGGCCATCGGCCACGCGCAAAGCGAAGACAAGAAGCTGCTCGCCAAGTAACCAGTGAACCCCACCATGTGCGGGGTTTTTCTTTAGGAGAGAGGAATGTTTGTGCTGATTGAGAAGGTCGCCGACTGGCTGTTCGGCGATGTGAAGCGCATCCTGATCGTGGCCGTGCTGGTGGTGATTGGCATGGCCGCCGCCGTCGGCATGGTCTACAAGCACGAGCGCGACACGGCGCGCGCGCAGCTGGCCCAGACGAAAGCTGATCTGGTGAAGGCGCAGGCAGACAACCAAGCGCTCGGCGCATCTCTTGCTCGCCAGAGCCAAGCCGTTTCGGACATGCAGAAGGCGGCGATCGCGCGCGAGGCTGCGGCGGCGGCGGCCGACAAGGCGGCGCAGGTGGTTCAGGGCAAGTACAGTATCGCCGCCGGCCGCATCTTGGCGCAGCAGCCGGGCGTTGATGCCTGCGCGTCGTTGCACGCGCTGCGCGTCAGTTACACGGGGAGCCAGCCATGATGCGCGCCGCATTGCTGTGCCTGCTGCTGGCCGGCTGCGCCAGTGCGCCGCAGGTGATCGAGAAGCCGGTCGAAGTCAAGGTGCCTGTGCCGGTTCCGTGCAACGCGCCGGAGATCGCTGTGCCGGCGTGGCCTCTCGCGTCTGTGCCGGCGTCGGCGAGCGACTTCGATTTCTTCAAAGCGGCGCTGGCCGAGATCGAGCTGCGGAAGGGGTACGAGGCTCGATTGCTGGCCGCCCTCGGCGCTTGCCAGTAGATCATAGGCGCGCGGCGATGTCCTCGGCTGCCTCGCGGTAGTACACCTCCTGCAGTATCCGAAGGTCGGTGTGCCCGCTGATCTTGGCCAACGTCATCACGTCCACCTTGCGCGAGAGGCGCGTGAGCGCTTCGGCGCGGGTGTCGTGAAAGTGCAGGTCTTCGATCATCAGTTGATCGCGGGCCTTGCGGAACAGGGTATCAAGCGATTTCGATGAGATCGTGAAGCATTGCTGGCGGTCCGCCACAGGCCGCAACAGGCGTAGAGCGTGCCGAGATAGTGGAATCTCGCGCGGGCGCTGTGTCAGATACTGCATCTTGTGCTTGACCGTAGCGACTCGCCGTTTCATGTCCAGCGTGTCGCGCCCCAAGCTCAAAATTTCTCCCGCGCGCATTGCTGTGCGAAGTCCCAGCAGGAACGCCAGCGCAACCTCTTGGCTCTTTGTCTTGGGCGCGTGTCCCGTTCTGTAGTGAAGCCTGCGGCAGATCATTTTGATCTCACGAGGCGTAACGCGGCGCGATCGCGGTGCGCTCTCAACAGGCATCGTGAGACCGGTAAATGGGTTGTGCTCTATCCAGTGCCACTCGTCCCGCGCAGTCAAGAATGCATTGCGTAGCCAGTTGATGTCGCGAAGCACCGAGGAGGGGGCGTTGGGGCGGATTTTCCTGCCATCCGGCAGGTGACCCGACAGCCTGGCGTCGCGCCATGCGGCGATGTCTGGCGTCTTCACGTTGGCCAGCGTCTTTGCTGCGAGGGCGGGGAAGTCCCGTAAGAACGCTTGAATGCGTAGTTGCTCGGCTCGAGCGCCTTGCTTCTTGGTCGACACGTCAGCAGAGTATCGGTTAAGCATCTCAGCCACGGTGCGGGTATGGGATTCCCCCTTGGTGAGCCGGTCTCGCAGTTCCTGTTCACGCGTTGACGCCCATGCCTGGGCCTCGCGTTTCGTTCGAAAGGTCTTGGAGTCTCGCTCGCCGGCCACATAGATCTGTGCCCGCCAGCCGTTTGCACTCTGGGAGAAGGAAGCCAT